GAATCAAGGTATTTATCAATTGTATATGGCATATCAAAACATTAATCAGTATAATTTTAGACGATGGGGTCTAAAACCGGCGAATGAAATCACGGACATTTGTCTTGCTTCAGACGAAAAAGATTACGACCAAGAGGTTGTGTTTTCACCTTTATTAATTGGAGAATTAGATGGTAATAGAATGCCATTTAAGTTTAATTTTAATAGTTCAGGAACAACTTTATGTACGACAAGTGCGTGTACGTTTGATTATGATACTATTGTATCAGAAAATTATTGGAACCCTACAGACATTGACCCAAATTTTTGTCCTATAATAACTGACTTATGTGACGTTGGGTTGACAGGGATTGATAATGGATTAGTTAAAGAATTATCAGGAGAGACAATTCAAATTAATACCGGACTTTATACTACACAATCAGACAAATTTAGTAGATACAAATACGATAGAAGGATGAAGATGCACCCAATCACTGGGTTTACAACATCTGAAAATCGATTATGGAATGATAATTCATATTCATATGATTTATCTTATAATAATGCCGGTGGAGATATTGGATACGTTGCAAGATTAGATGGAGGGTTCTTTCAAGGATTTTATAAGGTTGCAGGATATGATTATCAAATTTTTCCCGAAAGACCTAGTTTAGGTTGGAGTGCCGAATTTATGTTAAGATATAGATGGACCGGTGATACTTCTGTTGGTTTAAATTCTCGATACCCAAATAATAAAGGAACATTCTTTTATATGGGGGCAAGAGCCGAAAACAAATTCTACCATTATGCTGATGGTTCACCAAAACAAGATTCAGGGTATACAAGAGTCACTTCAGGTTTAACTTGTATGGATACTTGTGCTTGTAATTTATTAGGTAGTAACCCTCATGATTGTTTAAAAGTTTACCAACAATCGGGTGGAACTTCTTATAATTGTAGTTGTGGTTGTCCGTGTTCTTGTGAGGTAAATGCGTTATATCCGGAAACAGACCCCTTATATGATGGTGTTTCAAATGCACTATCTTTAAGATTAAGTGGTGATACAGGAAGTCCAAAATTATGTGTGAAAACATATAGAATTACCGGAGGTTGTGAAACAACAGGAACTTGTTTAACGGGAATTACATATACTACCGGAACATCCGTAACAGAATGGTGTTCAACAAGAGGAATATTTGATGATTGTAGTGGGACAACTTACTCAAATGTTGAACATTGGGTTCAGATTGATGCGGTGTTTCAAAGAAATGAATGGTTCGACCCTTGTGATTTAAATATCAAAGGTGGTCTTGGATTAATTGTTAAAGAAATTTATACCGCAACAACTGCAAACAATAGTGTTAGTTTAATCGAACCACCAATTACTCATGAAGCAAAATATGACCCTGCAACAACCGAAGTTGTAACATTCAACGATAATTGGACTGCGGAAGAAAAATACAGACTAGGAACTATGAAGTTCTATGTTAACGGTAAGTTGTTTATGGTTGCAGAAAACTTCGAGGAAATTATACCAAGATTACTTGATACCCAAAAAGAAAAACAAATTGGGGTTGGATACAATATATCATTAGGTGGGGGAACTCAAGGTCTTCATGATAACTTAACTTTTTCAGGTGGATGTCCTCCAAGTTTAAATGACATGGTTTATCAACAAGACCCTGAATGTTTAACAACTTATGATTTAGATAATACAATTTATTCGGGACTTACAACACATATTAAATTAGAAGAGTATTTTGGTGGTAGTATGATTGGAGATATTAGTGCGTTCAGAATGTATACTGAACCATTAAATGCGTCACAAATTAAACACAACTTTAATTTATTAAAAAACAAATATAATTTATTAGACCCTAATTGTTTGAATTGTAGAATTACAATTCCAAGTAATGATTTATATTACATTTTTATTCCGGATAATGATTTATATTACATTTCTATACCGAGTAATGATTTGTATTATGAATTAATTGAACCGACACCGACACCAACTAATACACCAACAGTAACGACAACTAACACACCTACAGTAACTACAACTCCGACAGAGACACCAACTAACACACCAACTAATACATCAACAGTAACTCCAACTACAACTCCGACAGAGACACCAACTAATACTCCAACAAATACTGAAACGGTGACACCTACCAATACAATGACACCTACTAATACGCCAACAAACACTCAAACAATAACTCCAACAAATACGGTGACACCTACAAACACACCAACACAAACAAATACTGAAACACCTACTCCAACACCTACTAACACACCTACAATAACACCAACGGTGACTCAAACTCCAACTAATACAACTACACCAACTAATACAACTACACCAACGATGACTCAAACTACAACTAATACAACTACACCAACTAATACAACTACACCAACGATGACTCAAACTACAACTAATACAACTACACCAACAGTGACTCAAACACCAACTAATACAATTACACCAACTAATACTACAACTCCAACAAACACTCCAACACCATCGGCAACACCTGTAGTTCCCGTAATGGATAATCTTGTTCTATATTATGACCCAAGTAATCCGGATTCGTATCCTGAGACTGGTACCGTGATAAATGATTTATCAGGTAATGGATTAAATGGAACAATGTCCAATATCACATATACATCACCATACTTCACATATAATGGAACCTCATCACAAATTCAAGTTGCCGATAATGTGTTATTAGAACCAGGAAGTGGGAATTGGACTATGGAAGTATGGGTTAACCAATCGGTTTTGGGTAATGATGTTGTATTAGGAAAGTTTGATAATGGTGGTCTGTCTCAAGATGTGAGTTATAGTATCAGAACAACTAATACCACATATTATGCACAATATGGTTCAGGGTCGGGTTCAGGGCCAACTTTATTTGCTAATAGTACTAGTTATGTTGGGACACTTAATACTTGGTATCAAATAGTTTATGTATTTACCAATGTCTCCTCCAATACAATTGAAACATTTGTGAATGGAGTAAGTATAGGAACTGTAAGTCATAGTTTAGCGAGTATATTAAATGTTACTAACCCACTTTACATAGGTAGTTACAATGGTGGTGAGTTTGCTCAATGGTTTGATGGAAGAATTGGTATTACGCGTTTATACAATGCGTCACTTACCTCTACTCAAGTTTTACAAAACTATAATGCGGATAAATCAAAATATGGTTTATAAAAATCTAAAAAATAATAATGAGTTGTAATCAATATCAAATAACCAATTATAATAATATTCAAGAAGGGTATTATAAATGGACAGGTTGTACAGGAATTATTAGTGTTTCACAAGTAAATCCATTACAAACTGATTTTGTTTGTGCTAATGATTTAACTCAAGAAGATTATGGTGCACCATTAACAATAAATAATATTGGATTGTGTCCGTCAAATACACCAACACCTTCAATTACCCCATCGGTAACTCCTACAGTTAGTTTAACACCAACTCCGGTTACTCAGACTCCAACACCAACAAATACTGCAACACCATCAAATACCCCTCAACCTATTTATATTCAAAATTTAAGAACAGGTGGTTGGTATCAAAATGTTTGTGAATCAATAAATTTATTTGCAAATCCCTCAAATGTTACGGTATATTCAACAAAACCTTTTACTGAATTAGAAATTGGTGACCATGTTTATGGTAATAGATTATTAACAATACCTCCGGTTAATGCTAATTTTACAATATCCGATGGTGCTAAATTTATACAGATGTCAGGGACTTTAATAATAAACGAGGGAGTTTGTTTTTAAAAAAGAATAAAATAGAAAAAAATGAGTATTTATTGATATGGCATTAGGAATAAGAATTTTAAGTAATAATTTGAGTGGTTTAACCACAAATGTAACATTTGCTCCTCAATCGGGTGGAACAATAATAAGTCTTGGGACCCAAGTATTCCCATTTAATTATATTTCAGAATATGTTTATGGAACATATAATTGTTATGTGCCAACATACGGATATACTTATAGTTTAGATGTTTTAGGTCCGACTCCAACACCAACTCCGACTAATACGACCACCCCGACTAACACTTCAACTCAAACTCCGACTAATACTTCTACTCCTACAAATACACCAACTCAAACTCAAACTAGTACTCCAACTCAAACTAATACGCCAACTCAAACAACTACACCAACTCAAACTCCAACTAATACAGGTACTCCAACTCAAACTCCAACTCAAACTCAAACAGGTACGCCAACTCAAACTCAAACTCCAACTAATACAGGTACTCCAACACAAACACCAACCAATACTCCGACTAATACACAAACTAATACACCAACACAAACACAAACTCCAACACCAACTCAAATTTTTGTAACATACCTTATTGCTCCTTGTTTGGGTGGACCGGGTTTAACGGTTGAATTTAATAGTACGTCTCTTCCTGCGGTTGGAGGAAATTATTATTTAACATTTATAGGGGCAACATCAGAAGGATGTTATGAAATCGCAGATACCGCAGAACCGGGAACTGGTTCTGATTATGTATCCTCATTATCAATAGATTATGGTAATTGTTCAACTTGTTTAAGTGTTGTAACAACACCTACTCCAACACCAACAAATACGACAACTAATACTCAAACACCAACAAATACTCCAACTAATACTCAAACACCAACCCAAGCTAGATTCTCATTTACCGTTTATTCAGGTACAACATCTGATGAATCTTGTGGACAATACAATTCAACAAGAATAATTTATGGAGATGAATCACTTTTTGATGAGAACACAATCTTTTACAATGTTTTAGTTGGTCCAACAACAATTGATATGTCAGGGTATTATAATAACAGTCAAATTGTTGTTCAGTTAAACTCAAGTGGTGTGGCCATTGGTACGTTTGATGTATGTACTACTTTAACACCAACACCAACTAAAACATCAACACCTACTCCGACACCAACCGCATAATAAAAAAATAAATTTAACAAAAAACATAAAATCAATACTATTGTAGTATTTATATTTAAATAGAAATAACATGGCATGTAGTAAATATACTTTAACAAACACTGGTTCTACTTTAGTGAACTTTAACTATAGAAGATGTGATGACTCTCTATGGGAATATCAGGTTGAATTGAATCCAAATCAAACAAAAAATATTTGGTTAATTGATAATACATATTCAATCGCATCATCATTTGGTAATTCCGTGGTTTTAGTTAACTTAGGAGTGTTTCCTGCTATAAGTGCAAGTCGAACTCCAACCCCAACACAAACTCCAACTCCAACACAAACTCCAACACCAACTAATACAGCGACTAATACTGTAACCCCAACAAATACTCCAACCCCTACAAATACTGAGACACCAACAAGTACTCCTACACCAACTCAAACTCAAACACAAACACAAACTTCGACAAATACGCCGACTCCAACTAATACAGAAACACCAACAAACACTCCAACAAACACTCCAACTCAAACTCAAACACAAACTCCAACTAATACTGTAACCCCTACAAATACGCCGACTCCAACTAATACAGAAACACCAACAAACACTCCAACAAACACTCCAACTCAAACTCAAACACAAACTCCAACTAATACTGTAACCCCTACAAATACTCCAACCCCTACAAATACTGAGACACCAACAAGTACTCCTACACCAACTCAAACTCAAACTCAAACACAAACTCCAACAAATACTCAAACTCAAACAAGTACTTCAACTCCAACTCCAACCCCAACCCAAGCTAGATTTTCATTTACCGTTTATTCAGGTGTAACATCTGATGAGGCGTGTGGTCAATACAATCCAACAATAACAATCTATGGAGATGAATCACTTTTTGATGACAACACAATCTTTTACAATGTCTTAGTAGGACCAACAACAATTAATATGTCAGGGTATTATAACAACAGTCAAACTGTCATTCAGTTAGATTCAAGTGGTGTGGCAATTGGTTTCTTTAATCTATGTGCTACTTTAACACCAACCCCAACTAATACACAAACACCAACTAATACACCAACTAATACTGCTACAAATACACAAACTCCAACACCAACAACAACACCTACCTCAACATTTGGTTATTACACTTATAGTTTAGGTACAGGGTCAACTTCAAATTTAGCTTGTACAGACTTTGGTTCGGCACCTAACACAATTTACGGAACAGTTTCTGGTGGAATAGGTCCTAATGTAGGTGAATATTTATATTTCAATACTACATTAACAACACCAGTAATTAATGGTTATTATTCTAACGGTACTGCTTGGTATCAAGTAACAGGTGGTTTAGGACAAATTACTTCATCTGACCCTAATGGATGTATTTAAAATTATAAATAAAAATAAAATATATTAATTAAAACCCTCCACTTTTGTGGGGGGTTTTTTATTATTAAACTAAAAAGTATTAATATGAAGATATTTGTCCAAATCGCGTCTTATAGAGACCCACAATTAGAACCAACAATCAAAGATATGTTGGCAAATGCCAAAAAACCAAAAAACATCACATTTGGAATTGCAAGACAATTTAGTGAAGAAGATGGTTTTGATAAATTAGAAGATTATAGAAAAGACAAAAGATTTAGAATTCTTGACATTCCTTGTGAAGAATCAAAAGGTGTTTGTTGGGCAAGAAATCTAACTCAACAACTTTATCAAGGTGAAACGTATACACTTCAAATTGATTCCCATATGAGATTTGTTAAGGATTGGGATGATATTTTAATAAAAATGATTAAAGGGTTACAAAAGGATGGATACGAAAAGCCTCTACTTACGGGTTACGTCCCATCCTTTGACCCTGAAAATGACCCATCGGGTAGAGTTAATGAACCATGGAGAATGGTTTTTGATAGATTTATTCCTGAAGGTGCTGTCTTCTTCTTACCTGAAACTATTCCGGGATGGAAAGATTTAAAAAAACCTGTAACTTCAAGATTTTATTCAGCCCACTTCTGTTTTACTTTAGGTGTATTTTCAATTGAAGTTCAACATAACCCTGAATACTATTTTCACGGAGAAGAAATTTCAATCGCGGCTAGAGCTTATACTTGGGGTTATGATTTATTTCATCCACATCTTCCTGTTGTATTTCATGAATATACTCGTAAGGGAAGAACAAAACAATGGGATGATGATAAGACTTGGGGAGAAAAAAATAAACACTCTCATCACACAAATAGAAAATTGTTTGGTATGGATGAAGAAAAACAAGAAGGTCATGACGGACCTTATGGTTTTGGAACTGTTAGAACATTGACGGAGTATGAAAAATATTCAGGTCTTTTGTTTGAAAAAAGAGCAATTGATAAACATACATTAGATAAAGGATATCCACCAAACCCATACAACTTTGAAACTGAAGAAGAATGGAAAAATAGTTTTTGTATGGTATTCAAACATTGTATTGATGTTGGATATTCTAGTGTTCCTGAAAAAGATTACGACTTTTGGGTGGTTGCATTCCACAATAATAAAGATGAAACTTTATTCAGAAAAGACGCTGACAAAGGAGAGATTGCCGGTATGTTAAGAGACCCTGATGGTTATTGTAAGATTTGGAGAGAGTTTCAAACAGACGCGTTACCGGATTACTGGGTTGTGTGGCCTTATTCGGAATCAAAAGGATGGTGTGATAGAATTACAGGAAGAATAACCCATAACCATGTGAGTTAAAATAAATGAAAAGAAAATTAATAATACATCAACCAACAAATCATCAAAGTAAAACATTTAGGTACTACAATATTTTTTTTGATGATTTAATTGAAGAGTTGTCAAAACGACATGAGGTTGTTGTTGACCGATATTATAAGAATGCACATCTTGGGCATTCACCTATTAAATTAGAATGGGGTAATGAAATGTTTGAGATTTCAACATATGAATGTGAAATGATTATTGAGGATTATGATACAAAGGAAACTATTGTTTTGGGAGTGGCAGATGATTTAACATCTGCAACATTAAACTTACAATCATCACCAAATCTTTCTAAAGTTTTTATTTCTCAATTTATTAGAGATAAAATTTATCATCATGTTAGACCGGAATTTCAATCAAAATATTTTCCATGGATTTATTTCCCATCAAACAAATATGATTTAGAATTTTATTTTAATAGAAGAAAAGAAATTTCACAAACAAACAATAAAATGTTTTTTAGAGGTGAAACCACTTCAAGAACTATTTTACAACATTTTAGTAACGATGTGATTTATGGTGGACCACCTATTGGTGGGTTTGACTCTTATGCGACTGAAATGTTAGATTTTAAAATTGCATTATCAATTGCAGGTAGGGGTGAAATGTGTTATCGAGATATCGAATGTATGGCAATGGGAATTCCATTTATTCGTTTTGAGTATACAACAGAACTAAACCCACCATTAATACCTAATTTTCATTACGTTTCCGTTGAAAGACCTGATGACTTAAAAAATTGGATGAATTTAGATAGAATAGGTGAATATCATCATGCGGAAATGATAACTAAACGATATTTGGAAGTAATTAATGATACGGAGTTCTTAGACTTTATTTCTAAAAATGCTCGAGAGTATTATGAAAATTATTTATCCCCAACATCAAGTGTTGAACACACTATAAAATTAATAGGTTTATAATATGATAGTTAATATTCAAATTAATTTTACATCAGGGATTGGTGATTTTTATACTTACTTTTGTGAGTTATATTACACCGCAAAACAGTTAAAAGAAAAAGGACATGAAATTCATTTGTATTTTATTTCAAAACGAAAAGTTAATTTTTTATCATTATTTGAACCAATTTACTACCAATTTTTTGATAAGGTAGAAATTTTGGACACACCAAAATCATCAAAAGATTTTGGTGATTATGAGGTAGTATATCCTAATAAGTCATGGGTTACCGGACAACATTGTTGGGAAATGTTTTTTCCTACAAATATTAACGAAAACTATTACAGTTATTATTTTAATTTATCACATCCGGGAATGTTAAACTATTTTGAATTATTAGATTTCCCAAAATTATCAAACAACATTATTGATAAAACTAAAAAATTTATAAATGATAATGAATTAAATGATTTTAGTATTATTCATTTTAGAGAGTGGGACGATATTGGTGATGCATATAATTCAAGAGTATTGGACCCAAGTATTAATGGTGATGAGTTTGAAGTTAGACATGTAAAATTAAAAAAAGAATTCACTTTAAATGAAACCATAATGGAACAAATACAAAAAATTTGTGATGAAAATGAAAAAGTTTTTGTATGTTCCAATAGTATTAGGGTAAAAACTTACGTTAAAGAACGATTTAAAAATATTTTTTTATATGATGACAACATATTAAAAACAACTAAAAGAGATTATAGTGATGAGGAGTATTGGGATTTTTGTCTTGTCGAATTTTGCTTAATCTCAATGTCAAAAAAAATAAACATTTTTACGAATTATAGTTGGATTAGTAATTTTATTACTTATGGGGTTTTAAATAATCAATTTGGTGTTGTTAATCCATATCAAGATAATCAATTCGTTAAAAATTATGGTGCATTTATGAATTTAAATTAATGAAAAAATTAATAACGTTTTCCTTGTATGGGCAACAACCTAAATATTCTTACGGAATGATTAGCAATGTTGAAATTGCTAAAACAATATATCCGGATTGGATATGCCGAATTTATTATGGAGATTCGGTTCCAAACGAAATTATTGATAAATTAAAAACTTATTCTAACGCTGAATTGGTATTAATGCCTGAAGGGTCTGAACATATGTTCCCAATGATGTGGAGATTTTTACCGATTGATGATGATGATGTTGAAGTTATGATATCCCGAGATGCCGATGCTAGATTATCATATCGAGAAAAAGTATGTGTTGACATTTTTATGGAGTCTAATTACTTATTACATTCTATAAGAGATAATCCTAGTCATAATAACATTATGGGTGGTATGTGGGGTATTAAAAAAAATGATAGGGTTAAAATGAATGAGTTAAGTAAAGATTGGGAAGGTCATTACTACGATTCAGACCAAAAATTTTTACGAGAAAAATTAACCCCGTTGTTTAATGATAGTTATTTAATTCATTGCTCAACATATTTAAACACATTTCCTGTCGAAAAAACTAACGAATATTTTGTTGGTGGATGGTGGGACGAAAATAACTTTGGGAAACCTCAAGATTACATATTCTTTTAAACAAATGGAAAAAAATAAAACATTATTTGTTACTTGTTTTTACAATAACTTAAATAACACCAAATTAGGGGGAAGGGTTGGTAGAGTGCATCATTATGTTCATTCGTTAAAAGTCTTACTTAACTTAGAGTCTGACTTTGTGATTTACACTTCACCGGAAGATAAAATATATTTAGAATCTCAAATTGATTTTTCACAATTTAAATCAAATGTTAGAATAATAATTTATGATTTATTTTCTCATCCAAATCACAACTATTTTCAAGAAAAATTAAACGGGACTACTAGTGATAGATGTTATGAAATAATGCACAGTAAAACATCTTGGATTAAAAATCATTTATCGGAAGATTATGAGTTTTATTATTGGATTGATTGTGGTCTTTCTCACGGAGGTTTATTTCCGTCAAGATATCGAAAAGGTAATTCATTTCATGAATTCTTTTCATGTTCATTATTTAACCCAACGATGGTTGAGAATTTAAATATTGTTAATGATAAAATAACGATACTTTATGGTGACCAAGATAAACATTTATTAGAACGTAGGGCTAACCATAATTTTTATCACAATATAGATTCTATTGAAAATTGTCATATTGTTGGAGGTATGTTTGGTGGGTCCAAAGACAAAGTAAGTGAGTTTTGTGACTTATCGGAACAAGTTTTAAATGAAATGATGAGTTACGGAGCTTTAGATATGGAAGAGGCTCTTTACACTATAATATATCAGAGAAATAAAGATATGTTTAATAAACTACCATTCACTACGTGGCATCATGAAGAAAGTGACATGGCACAATATAATTATAAAAATGAGATTTATTTTTATCGAATTTTTGAAAAATTAAATAATATAGAATAGTATTATGAATAATATAACATTAGTAACCGGTATTTGGGATATCGGTAGAAGTGATTTAACGGAAGGGTGGTCAAGAACCTACCAACATTATTTAGATAAATTTGAGCAATTATTGGACACTCAAGAGAATATGATAATCTTTGGTGATGAAAGTCTTAGAGAATTTGTATTTAAAAAAAGAAACGAATCTAATACACAATTTATTGTTAGACCATTAGAGTGGTTTACTAACTCTGAATTTTTTCCACTTATTCAGAAAATAAGAACTGACCCTAAATGGTATGGTCAATCCGGATGGTTGGAACAATCTACACAATCTAAATTAGAAAATTATAATCCTCTTGTTATGTCAAAAGTATTTCTTTTACATGACGCAAAAATATTTGATAAGTTTGATTCAGAGTATATGTTTTGGATTGATGGAGGTTTAACTAATACAGTTCACCCTGGATATTTTACTCATGATAAAGTTCTTGATAAATTATCAAAATATGTGTCAAAATTTTCTTTTATTAGTTTTCCTTATGATGCTGAAACTGAAATACATGGATTTGAGTATAATAAATTAAATTCAATTGCGGGTTCTAAAGTAACTAAAGTATCTCGTGGTGGGTTTTTTGGTGGTCCTAAACATACTATTACAGATATTAATGGAATTTATTATGGATTGTTAAAATCAACTCTTGATGAAGGTTATATGGGGACTGAAGAATCAATTTTTAGTATAATGACTTATAAACATTCTGATTTAATTAATTATTTTGAAATCGAATCCAATGGATTGATTGGAAAGTTTTTTGAAGATTTAAAAGATGATAAGTTAATACCAAAAAATGAATCTAAAGTTAGTGTTGAAAATAATTTAGACACAAATAAAGTGGGATTATATGTTTTAACATTTAATAGTCCAAATCAATTTAAAACTTTAATTAAATCATTCGAAACTTATGACAATGATTATTTATTAAAGACAAAAAAATATTTGTTGGATAATTCAACTGACTTATCAACGACTGACGAATACTTAAGATTATGTCAAGAACATGGGTTTGAACATATTAAAAAAGAAAATCTTGGAATTTGTGGTGGTAGACAATGGATTGCGGAACATTTTGAAAGTACTGATTTAGATTATTATTTATTCTTTGAGGATGATATGTTTTTCTTCCCAAATGAAGGTTCTGTTTGTCGAAATGGATTTAATAGATATGTTCCAAACTTATACACAAAATCATTAGAAATTATTAAAAAAGAAAATTTTGACTTTTTAAAACTTAATTATTCTGAGTTTTATGGGGATAATGGAACTCAATGGTCTTGGTATAATGTACCTCAATCAGTTAGAGAAGAATTTTGGCCTGAAAAACCAAAATTACCTCATCTTGGGTTAGACCCTAATGCGCCAAAAACTAAATTCACCTCAGTTTTATCTCATAAAGGATTACCGTATGGTTCCGGTGAAGTTTATTATTGTAACTGGCCTCAAATTGTTAGTAGACCGGGGAATAAAAAAATGTTCTTAGATACAACATGGGCCCACCCATTTGAACAAACATGGATGAGTCATATGTATCAATTAGCTAAAAAGGGTGAATTACTTTCAGGTTTATTACTTTTAACCCCAACCGAACACGATAGATTTGAACATTACGAAGGAGAGCTACGTAAAGAGTCATAACGATATATTTATTGTTATGGAATTTTATATCAAACAAAACGCAACATTACCTGTATTAAAAATGCAAGTTGTTAAGGACGGTAGAGCCGGGTATCAACAACTTATGCAAGATTTAGAGGTATCTACTATATTTTTTACAATGATTGACGTGGAGACGGGTATTCCTAAAATAGTATCCGCTCCCGCACAAATTGTAAATTTAATTTTACCTGACGGAGCTTCTCCTGAATACTATATCTACTTTAAATTCACATCAAGAGATACCAATACTCCGGGTAGATATGAAGGTCAGTTCTTAATTAAGAATGACGAGGGTAATTTGATTCTTCCAATTCGAGAAGAACTTTACATTAACGTACAACCAAGTTTTATTTCAGAAACAGCCTGTTGCTAATTTGACTATTGACATAATTTAATTATATTTATTTACGATGAGTAAGGTAAACTTCACAACTAAGTGATTGCCAATAAACCACTCCTAAATAAAACATATGATTAACAGTGAAGAAATTGAGGCATTCCTACATGGGAATGACCCGGAAGAATTTATAGTTGCCATCGAGTATGATTACCGAGACAACTGTATCTACAAAATTAAGGAGATTCCCGGAAAAGGGAAAGAAATCCGTAAAGACACTTTTACCCCGTTCGCTTGGGTAGGTGATTTAAAAAATCTAAAATTTTATAACGACTCAAAAGGTGCTCAGAAAGAGGCGATGACTAAGTATGGGATTATAATTGAAAAATTAGAAACTCACGGAAACGAACGTCTTGAAAAAGGTTTAACGTTTTTAGTTAAATCGATGAAAGGTTACCGAGAACTTATCCAATTCTTTAGGGATGGTGGATGTGACCCATGGGGGGACAAATCCAAGGATAAGATAACTCTTCTATCTCCGGTGGAACAATACCTTGTATCTAAAGAAAAAAGATTATTTAAAGGTTTTGAAAACTATAACGAGGTTACTCGAATGGTATATGACTTGGAGACGACCTCACTTGAACCTAAGGACGGTCGTATCTTCATGATTGGAATTAAAACCAATAAAGGTTACCACAGAGTAATCGAATGTACTGATGAAAATGAAGAGAAGGGTGCAATCATTGAATTCTTCAAAGTAATCAACGAACTTAAACCATCTATTATTGGTGGGTATAACTCAGCAAACTTTGACTGGCATTGGATATTTGAAAGAAGTAAGATATTAGGGATTGATTTAAAGAAAGTTTGTAAATCGTTAAACCCTAACCACTCTTATACTCGTAAAGATGGTATGTTAAAATTGGCAAATGAGGTTGAGATTTATACTCAAACTTCTATTTGGGGTTATAATGTAATTGACATTATTCATGCGGTTCGTAGAGCTCAAGCCATCAACTCAAGTATTAAAGCGGCAGGTTTAAAATACATTACCAAGTATATTAATGCAGAATCTCCAAGTCGTGTTTATATTGACCACTTGGATATTGGTCCATTTTATGCAAACAAAGAAGATTTTTGGTTAAACAAAACTAACGGCAACTACAAGAAAGTTGGTGTCGATTCTAAGATTGATGAAATTTGTGGGAGAAGAACTGACAGTTACGAAAAAACTACAGGAGATAAGTTAGTTGAGAGGTATCTTGACGATGACTTAGATGAAACCCTTAAGGTGGACCAAGAGTTCAACCAAGGTTCGTTCCTGTTGGCTGCAATGATTCCAACAACATACGAAAGAGTTTCAACAATGGGTACCGCAACATTATGGAAAATGTTAATGTTGGCTTGGTCTTATAAACACGGTATTGCAATTCCCGCTAAAGAAGCTAAGACTGACTTCGTAGGAGGTCTTTCAAGACTCTTAAAAGTTGGTTATAGTAAGAACGTCCTAAAACTCGATTTTAGTTCCCTATACCCCTCAATTCAGTTGGTACACGATGTATTCCCTGATTGTGATGTAACAGGAGCAATGAAAGGTATGTTAACTTATTTCCGTAATACTCGTATTAAATATAAACAATTAGCTGAGGAGTTTTACGAAACAGACAGAGCGAAATCAGAATCATATGGTAATAAACAATTACCGATTAAAATTTTCATCAACTCGATGTTTGGAGCACTATCGGCACCACAGGTATATGCTTGGGGAGATATGTATATGGGAGAACAGATTACCTGTACCGGTAGACAATATCTTCGTCAGATGATTAAGTTCTTTATGTCTAAAGATTATATTCCTTTGGTTATGGATACGGACGGTGTCAACTTCTCAACTCCGGATGAGGCGAACGACCGAGTTTATGTTGGTCGTGGTTTAAATTGGAAGGTTAAAGAAGGCAAAGAATATTACGGACCTGAGGCGGATGTTGCGGAATATAACGATATATTCATGAGAGGTGAGATGGCACTTGACACTGATGGTGTTTGGCCGTCAACTATTAACTTAGCCCGTAAGAATTATGCGGTTATGGATTCTAAAGGTAAAATCAAATTGACCGGTAATAGTATTAAGTCTAAAAAACTTCCGTTGTATATTGAAGAATTTTTAGATAAAGGTATTAAGTTATTACTTGAGGGTAATGGTCAGGCATTTGTCGAATACTACTATGAATATTTACAAAAAATATATGACAAAAAAATTTCCCTAAGTAAAGTTGCTCAAAGGGCGAGAGTTAAATTATCTTTAGATGATTATAAAAAACGATTGACAACTAAAACAAAATCAGGAAATAGTATGTCTCGAATGGCTCATATGGAATTAGCATTACAAGAAAACTTAAAAGTTAATTTAGGTGATGTTATTATGTATGTTAATAATGGGTTGAGAGCTTCCCATGGTGATGTTCAAAAAAAGGGTGATGGTGTTCAATTAAATTGTTATATGTTGGATAAAAATATCTTAGATGATAATCCAGATTTACAAGGAGATTATAATGTGGCCCGAGCAGTAACAACTTTTAATAAAAAATTACAACCGTTAATGGTTGTATTTCAAGATGAGGTCAGAAATAATTTATTAGTGAATGAACCTGAAAAAAGAGGGATATTCACCAAATCTCAATGTGAGTTAATTAATGGACATCCATTAGACGAAGGGTCTCAAGATAGATTACAAGAAGATGTTCTTGACGTTACAGAACAAGAATTAAAATATTGGGAAAAACGAGGATTATCTCCTGATTATATGTACGACTTAGCCGAAGAGGGTTGGGAAGAAAAATTAGGGGTGATGGCATAAAAAAAGTGGTCTTAGGACCACTTTTGTTTTTTATGATTGTTTTAAACCATCGGATGATAAAATATACCAATTACCACCAACAAATCTAAATTCTATACAGGCATATTGGTCTGCAACTAATTCATCATAATCTTCATCTATTTTTCCGACATCAGGTTTAATTGTGACTTTAGTCATTGATTTAATAACAACATGGTCAGTTGTTATTGAGTTTAAAGTGATTACTGATTGAGATACTCCTCTAACAATAATACAACTTTCACCATTGGTTTTATAATCCAATTCTGATACTACAGAAATTTCTGAAGAATCGATTATTAATCCGTTTATTATTTTTCTTGACGGTACTGATTTAATTATTGCCATATTATATTACGTAAATTTGTCGAGGCATTGCTCTAAATTTCATTTGTTTGTTTAAGTTTTCAGCAATTAACGCTTCTCGTTCCATCACTTTTTCTGGTCTTAATCTTGTTAACCATCCTTCAGCACCTGTTAATTCTTCAATTAATTTGGTTTTTTCATCTTTTGATTCAGTTAATAAGGATGTATAGTCCATAGTTAATTCACTATCAGGTGTTTTAAGATTACCACTATATTTTCCCCTAACTCTCGCTAATGTTTCTTTACAATACGCCGTGAACCATCGTCTAACCCACTGTTGTCCCGGTATGTTTAAATCTTCCCATGATAAATTATCCATTGGAACGTCCGAAGGTAACGTAATAACATCAGGATTATTTTTTAAACAATCCGCTCTATTATCAGGAGACACATCATAATACCAATACCACACTGCTTTACCAACATAATTAGTAAAACTACCCCAATTAAATCTTCCTCCAGGTGTATTGTATAAATGAATCATTTTTTTACCATCAGGTAAACCTGTAATTCTATAGGTTAAAGAACCACCTAAAATCCTATTGAGAATATTTGATTCTTGTGCTCTAATTAAGTAATCGAATCCTGACATCATAAAGTAAGAACCTTGATTACCCATTTGGGCAAATCCGGCTTCATTGGCACCAAGACCTGCGCCTCCAAAAGGGCCTCCGAAACCACCCATCATTCCAAGATTATATGGTCTATCACTAAACCATAATAATTCATTCACTTCACGACCCGCGGGTATTTCATATGTTTGAGTGTTAGCACTTAAAATAAAATAGTCTTTCTTCAAAACCCAAGGACCTTCAGTTTGAAGACCCACAATTTTTGAATATGAATAACTAAATTGTTGTTCAAAGTCCATTGTTCGAGTAATCAACGCTTTTGCAACTGATTTCTCATTCATATTTAGATTAACTAAATTAACCCATTGACTATCTATTAACCACTGAAGAACGTATTCTTCGTAGTCTCCAATAGATAATTCCATTAACGAGTCCATCATTTCATCTTCAAGTTCAATACTTCTAAGTGGCGCACCTAATTGATGTTTGACTCTTGTATAAATTTTACTTCTTTCTGGTTCCGGTATTACTGCCATAACTATAAATATATTGTTAAACGTTATTGTATATCATATAATAATGAGTCCAATGAAAAAAGGAAATTACCATTAACTATTATTGGTTTTTTATCAAAAACTAAAACATTTTTTCCTTTTTGAAAAACCATTAAATCGGTTTTATAAATCTTTACACTTGCAGTCCCTTCGAGTAAAATACCATCATCTGTTATTTTTTTCTCTCGGAAAGGTTTAACTTGAGCGGTTTTGGTCACACCATCTTTGGTTATCTCCAAATCAATTCCACTAATGGCATCTTTTTTACTTCCAAGTTCACCAACAATTTCAACTTTAACTCCTTTACCAAAATATCTTCTTAATATTGAAGCTGTTATTTCTTCACGTTTTGACCCCACGGCATCTTTTTCAATTAAGACCTTTAACAAGTTTTGAAATGTTGAACTCTCTCGATTAAATATTTGAAATTTATAATGGTTAATTGCGGAAATGAATCTTAAAGCTTCTTTCTTTTGTTCTTCTGTATTTTTATTTTTAAAATTAATTGTTGGTTTTTTTGTCAATTTATTAATAACTTGATTCAAATCATTTAATAAAATACAGAATGTTGTATAATTTGTATTTAATTTATTAATTATTGACCTCCCTGTTCCTTCTAAATCATAAACACCTGACATTTGGTTATTAGCAGGATTTTCAACATAATTCTCAGAAAAAACTTCTCTCATAATTTTATCGATACCTTTCATGTAAATCCATTTAACATCTTCGTTGATGTTAAATAACTTTCTATAAAATTCATTTTCATCTGATGAACACATTTCTGATTTACCCTCGCTCAATATTTGTTTCATTTTTGTGGACTCTAAAAGTTTTGTTTCAGTTTTCATTTCATATAACTTGGAAACAAAATCCCAATTTACAACTTTCCAAAAGTTTGAAATGTACTCATCTCTTTTATTCCTATACTTTAGATAGTAAGCGTGTTCCCATAAATCTAATCCTAATAACGGGAATCCACCACCTTCGATAACATTCATTAAAGGATTATCTTGGTTTGGAGTAGACATAATTTTTAAAGTATTTCTTGATGTTAAAACTAACCACACCCATCCGGACCCAAATCTTTCTTTTGCAATTTTTTCAAACTCTGATTTAAAGGATGAAAAACTACCATATTGTTTGTTGATTTTTGTTAACAAATCCCCTTTAAGTTTTTTAGGTGTTGGTGACAACATATTCCAAAACAAAGCGTGGTTAAAAGCCCCACCGGCATTATTTCGTATTGTTTTGTCAAATCGACTGATTGTCTTAATGATTTGTTCTAATTCTAAATCTCCCTGTTTTTTCTTTGAAAGAGCGTCATTCAATTTATCAACATAACCTTTATAATGTTTGTTGTAGTGAAATTCCATCGTTTCAGGGTCGATGAATTGTTTCAAGGCTGAATAAGAGTAAGGTAATTTCTCAATTCCTATTTTCTTCATTTCTGTAATCAACAGATTTTTTTCTTTAAGTACGTGACTCTCAAGAATTTTTGTTTCTAACTGTTGAATTTTTTGTTCTATTTTTTTCATATATTTGGATTAACCATTACATATAAATAATCAAAAATTAATTTAACGACGCATTTCATTAATTCTTTTCAAAATTTCTTCAGCGGCGTCAGCGGTATTTTGATTATCTCCCATGACAGTTGCAATCACTTGTTTCTTATTATGAAGTATATCGTAAATAATACCTTCAATCGTATTCTCAAAAATCGGATAATAAACTAGTACATTATTTTTTTGCCCGTATCTATAAGCACGGTCTTCCGCCTGTGCGTGGTCGGATGGTAAGAACGATAAATCATTAAAGATTACCGCTTCTGCGGATGTCAATGTAATACCAACTCCGGCGGCTTTAATATTTCCAACAAATACCTTTATCTTATCGTTTTCTTGAAATTGGTCAACACTAAATTGTCTCTCAACTTTAGACATAGACCCATCAAGTTTAACCACAGATTTTCCAAAATGTTCTGTAATTTTATTTAATGAATCTGTAAAGTTACAAAAAATTATAACTTTTTTATCTTGCTCAATAATATTTTCCGCAATTTCTATTGTTTGACTTATTTTTTCATCTGCAATAATTTGACGAATTTTAGTTAGTTTTGTAAATTGAACCGTTAAAGATTTTGACTCTTCGGGATTTTTTTCATACCAATTATAATAATCTCCCATTACTTCCTCGTAAAGTTTGGACTTTAATCTTAAGTAAACCGGAGTGATAATTTTATCAGGTAAATCCAAAACATTTTCTTTTAATCTTCTTAATGTTAAACCTACAGTTCTATCTCGTAATTCTTCAAGGTTTGATGCTCCTTGAACATTCCATATTTTTCTTGGACCAACTTTGAATTGAAAACCGGAACAGTAACGAATAACATATGCCATCCAATTCTTGGCAACAGGTGAATCAATTAAACTAAGTAAGTTAAAATAATCGATTGGACGGGAGGTCATAGGTGTACCGGTTAACAACCATAATCTATCAACACTCTTGGTAATATCATTGATAAGTTTTGTGCGTTGTGCTTGTGCATTTTTGATATAATGGGCTTCATCAATAATAATCAAATCAAATTTTGACGTTAAGATGAGAGAATCATCTTTCTTTTTTGGGTCATGAAAATTCTTTATAATGTCGTAATTAACAATAACAAAGTCATCTTCTGTACTAAATTGTTTTCCTTCTGAAATAAAAATTGGTCTATCAGAATAATTTTCAATCTCTCGTTTCCAGTTAATTTTAAGAGTTGCCGGACAAATGATTAGGATTTTCTTTGCTCCGGTTTCTAACGCTGCGATAATTGTTGAGGTTGTTTTACCAAGACCCATATCATCAGCAAGGATAAACTTTTTATTTTCGACTAATTTTTGGATAGCTTCTTTTTGGTGTTCAAGAGGAGGACGGTTAGAATATTTTGAGTAATCAATAACAACATCCTTAACGGTATTGTCTTTAATGATTGCCGCTTTTGGTAACCAAAAATGGTGTAGTTCCTCATTTTCAAATACTTTACCCCAAATATGGAACGCCTTTTCCTTATCGGATAATAATTTTTCCACCCAAACTTTTTTAGGTATTTCGGTGTATAGTTTATCATCCGCAAGTTTTTGTGCGAAGTAGGCATCAAGAATTACCCATTTCTTAGCGACTTTGGGTTGTTTGTCGTGATTGTTAATTATGTATTCTGATTGACTCCTTGTTGGGTAAAACTTTTTATTTAATTGAGACTTTCGTTTTAATTCAATTAGGTAGTTATTACCACCTTCATAGGTTTCCAATAGGGACAATGCTTTTGACTCGAGACTTACATCCATCTATACAAAAAATATTTGAATAAAATATAGTTGATATTGAAGTATTTATCAATATATGCAAAAATTAGTTCCAATTACAAGATTAGGTAAGTTCTTCGGAACGGAGGATTACACCTTAGACATCGGTATGGGTGAGGAGTGGTTATTGGGTGATATGAACTTCACGGTAATCCTATATCGTATCGATAGATATAAAACCAAAACAGATGATGTTTATGGTGAAGTTACGGAAGACGGTATCCAATTCATGGTACCTGTTGAATTACAAGGTTTGGTTCAGGTAATGGCGCCATCATCTAAATTAATTGCCAGTTCTAAACTTGAAATGCAGGAACCAGGTAATATGAAATTCTCAGTGTATCAAAAAACTCTTGATGAATTGGGTGTTGAAATATTTTTCGGTGATTATCTTGGGTATTATGAAACTGAGGATAGAGTTAGATATTATGTGGTAAGTGACGATGGATATGTTAGGTCTGATAATAAACATACTTATGGTGGATACAAACCATTCTACAGAACTATTGTTGCGACTTACGTAAGTGAAAACGAATTTAAAGGAATATAATGGAATACATAATAACTGAGAGTAAATTATTTAACGCAATCTATCAGTATCTTGATAGTTATCTAAACCCAAGTGAAATGGATTGGGTTTATGGTTTTGGCGAAGATGAGGATGGTTATTCTGATATGGATATTGAAGATGAAAACTTTTTAATATTCTATAAAGGAGAATATGAGGGAGAAGAAAATAGTGATATAGTTTTTAATTATTTTGATGTTGACTTCTATGATGAAAATGACCCATCACATAAACCGTTTAGAAATCAAGCACCGGTTTTAGAAATTATGGGTGAATATGCGGAACATTTAGACAATGTCTTTAATGAATATTGGGAAGAACCTATGAAAAAATGGTTTCAAGATAATTTTCATTTACCGGTTAAATCGTTGTCTACACATTATTAATGATGAAAGTATTAGTTAAAGAATCCCAATTAAGGAGAATATTTGAAATCGTTACCAATAACGAAGAAGATAATTTTATAGGTAAACGAGTGATGGTTTATTATAACCTTCACAAACATACATTTTCGGTGACATATAAATCTAAAGTGATAATGCATGCGGATTATGTTAAGTTAGGTGATGTTGAGTTTAGAGTTAGAAAAGGTGGGAAAGACAGAGTTCGTTCAGAAAAATCAAAAAATGTTCATGCGTTTGTTATTGGAGATTTAATGGATTTTTGTGAATACCCTTGTGATAATATTCCGGACCCATCATCAGACATGATTATTACATATAATCCATACAAGTATGATTCATTTGTTTATAAATCAAGTGGAGAGCCAATTTATGGTGCAACTGAAGTAGATATGATAAATTCACAAAATAAATTATTTGTAGTTAAGAAATAAAATGCCATTACCAAAGAAAGTTATACCAACATTACCATTAGTCCCACACAAGACATTGTCTGCTCGTAGGGAACAACTATTGGAATATATTAATAAAGACGGGACATATCTTCCTAAATCAGTATTACACGCCGATTTAGATAGAGGAATGTTAGATTTTGTTAAAAATGATTTAGAGGTTATTACCGCAGGAAAAGTGGTTCCGATGGTGGATATCATTATCACATCACAAAACTGGTCTCAATATGTTGAGACGGCTTTATTTGTGGATTTAGATTATAACCCATCCCCGCCCTTTATTACGGTAGTTAGAAGTCCTGAAGTTAAATTCGGAACCAACCCTTCATTACAATATACAATTCCTGATAGAAAACAATTTTACTACGCATCTGTCCCAACTTGGAATGGAAACGAACAGGGTATGGATATCTACACAATACCTCAACCGGTTCCTGTTGATATCAATTATAGTGTGAAGATTATTTGTAATCGTATGAGAGAACTTAATCAGTTGAATAAAGTGATTATGCAAAAATTCTCATCAAGACAGGCATATACATTTATCAAAGGTCAATACGTCCCAATTATAATGAATAATGTTTCGGACGAATCCCAAATGAGTTTGGAGTCAAGAAAGTATTATGTTCAATCGTATGACTTTACAATGTTAGGTTATTTGATTGATGAAGAAGAATTTCAGGTTAAACCTGCAATTGCAAGAGTTACTCAACTTATGGAATTAACGGGTGCTGGAAATGCCGGAAAGAAAAATAAAACATTAGAAAATCCAAATGAATTTTTGGAGAATTATTTATTTGTTATTGGAAACGATACTTTAAGTGATATTGTTGCTTACACCGCTAATCTTTCTTTTGGAACTTGGACTAATATTGATTCTTTTGATGTTTATATTAATGGTGATTATTTTGGAACTGATGTTCAAAATATTCAGATAACAACTAATGATATTTTACGTATTGATGTGGTTAAAACTGATGAGACAAAAGAGTCTTCAATACAGTTCGATAACCTATTAGTTTAATCCTCTCCGTAGATATCTTTCTTCTCTTTACAGGTTTCTACGATTAATTTTTCCAAAAACTTATAAATTTTTAATCCTCGTTTTTCACAGTACTTTTTCAGTATCTCATGGACGGCGGGGTCAATTTTAATATTCTTGATTTCTTTTGTCTGTTTCATAGGTAGAAAAAAGGTAGAATTAATTCATACTCTTTACAAATACATATCTAAAAGTAAAGTTTTTTGATATTTTATCGAATATTTATCTATAAAATAAATCTACAATAGAATAATTAGATAATGGCAACAGCACAAGCAAATCAAAAAGTTTTCGTTTCACCGGGGGTATACACTTCAGAAACTGACTTATCATTCGTAGCACAAAGTGTGGGTGTTACTACCCTAGGTTTAGTTGGTGAGACTTTAAGAGGTCCTGCATTTGAACCGGTATTTATAACAAACTACGACGAATTCCAAGCCTTTTTCGGAGGAACAGAACCAACTAAATTTGTTAACACACAAATCCCTAAATATGAAGCGGCTTACATCGCTAAATCATACTTACAACAATCGAATCAGTTGTTCGTGACAAGAATCTTAGGATTGTCAGGATATGATGCTGGTCCGTCTTGGAGTGTTAGAGTTACTGCGAATGTAGACCCTACAACTGTAATCCAAAACCCAACCGGAGCAACTGCTTGGTCTGTATCTTTTACAGGTTCAACAAGTGCGGGTACCGTTAATTTTATTAGTGGTTCATTCCCAACTGCGGTTCAGACTAACTTCAACACACAATATAGATTATCAGATGGTAGTACTTCTACATATAATAATGATATTACAAATACAATTTTAGATGTTGTTGGTGACCCAACATTATCTGCAACTACTGCGGTGGCTTACGGACCACTTCCGGAAGATGATTATTGGACGTTAATTAATCAATACGGTACAATAGTGAACGCTTATGGTGTTGATACTCTTGATTTAGCCGATAATGATTTATCTGCAGGGGAGAATGATTCTTGGTATTATGCAAACTTTAACAATTATACAGGGAATGCTTATTCAGGGTATTCATTTTATTATGACTTTAATTCAATTACTACAGGTGTAACTGATAGTTTCTCAGGAACAATTTCAGGAGAATATTATAGTTTTATTGGTACGGCATACACTGAATATAACAACATGGTTGTTGCAACACTTCGTTCAAGAGGTATATCATTATATGTTAATAGCTCAACTAGTGATAATCACGGTCCTGTTTATGAAGTTAGTGCGACAACTAACGTAACATTATTGAGTTCAGACCAATATTCAAGTATTGATAAAAACCCTTATGCGTCATTTGGATTATCAGGTGTTACTAAAGATGGTGATAATTTTACATTTGAAACTAATTTATTAGCATCATCTTCAAAATTCCTTACTAAAGTATTAGGTATTGATAATTTTGGGAAATCAAGAAATGAAGTTCCTTTATTTGTTGAAGAAATTTATCCTTCTTCGTTGGCATATGCTTATAACCAAGGTTATATTAAAGGTATTAATCCTCAATTGGTTTCATTACCGGATGCTAAAAGTGAAAACCCTTCATCAATTGCATACAATGTTAACCAATATCAATCACCTGTAACACCATTCTTAGTTTCTGAGTTGAGAGGTAATAAAGTTTATAAATTATTTAAATTTGTTTCAATCTCTGATGGGGACGCTGCGAATTTAGAAGTTAAAGTATCGATTGCTAATTTATCATTCAACAACATGACATTTGATATCTTAGTAAGAAATTTCTTTGATACTGACTCTAATCCGGTTGTTATTGAGAAATTCACTAACTGTAATATGGACCCTAACTCTAACAACTTCGTTGCTAAGAAAATTGGTTCTACTAATGGAGAGTATGCATTACTTTCAAAATATGTAATGATTGAGATGGCTGATGAGGCACCAATAGACGCAATTCCTTGTGGATTTGAAGGATATACTCAAAGAGAGTATGATACGGTTTTAAACCCGTCTCCGGTTCCAAAATTCAAAACAAAATATTTCTTCCCTGGTGAAACTATTGCTAATCCACCATTTGGAGCGGCAACAGGCGGTTCTAATTTAGTGGAATCTCCGGGAGACATTGTTAGAAGAACTTATTTAGGTTTCTCAACACAATATGGTATTGACGAATCATTCTTAACTTATAAAGGTAGACAAAATCCACAATCTTGGGTTATTGCTCCTCAACCAATTGAAGGTGCTGCTTGGAATTACGTAAGTAAAGGATTCCATATGGACTCAGGAGCTACAGTTGTTACTATTACAAATAGTTCATTAACAAGTGGTCAAACAGCATTTGAATGTGGTACTGCGGATTTCAGATTTGACCCTGAAACTCAAGAAAACCCTTACTACTTCATTTATTCAAGAAAATATACTGTATGTTTTGCAGGTGGATTTGACGGATGGGATATCTATAGAGAATTTAGAACAAATCAAGATAGATTCCAATTAGGTCAATCAGGATTCTTAGCGGGAGCATCGTCTTCTACAAGATACCCTAACGCTACAGGTAGTGGTTTATTTAAACGAATTACAGTTGCTAACAATACTCAAGATTTTGCAAATACTGATTATTACGCTTATTTACTTGGTATTTTAACATTTGCGAATCCTGAGGCAACAAACATTAATATATTAGCAACTTCAAGTATTGATTATATTAACAATTCAAACTTAGTAGAAGAGACAATTGATATGGTTCAATATCAAAGAGCAGACTCGGTTTATATTGCAACAACACCTGATTATAATATGTACACTCCAGATGCTACAAACCCTCAAGATATTATTTATTCTCAAGAGGCGGTTGATAACTTGGACAATACAGGAATTGACTCTAACTATACTGCAACTTACTATCCTTGGATTTTAACAAGAGATACAGTTAACAATACACAAATTTATTTACCTGCAACAGGTGAAGTTTGTAGAAACTTAGCGTTAACAGATAACATTGCATTCCCATGGTTCGCATCAGCGGGTTACACAAGAGGTCTTGTAAATTCTGTTAAAGCGAGAGTTAAATTGACTCAAGAAGATAGAGACACATTGTACCAAGGTAGAATTAACCCTATCGCAACTTTCTCAGATGTTGGTACGGTTATTTGGGGTAATAAAACATTACAAGTTGCTGACACAGCACTTAACAGATTAAATGTAAGAAGATTATTACTTCAAGCTCGTAAGTTAATTTCAGCGGTGGCAGTAAGATTATTGTTCGAACAAAACGACCAAATTGTTAGACAACAATTCTTAGATAGTGTTAACCCAATTTTAGACTCAATCAGAAGAGATAGAGGTTTATACGATTTCCGTGTAACTGTTTCGTCTTCACCTGAGGATTTAGATAGAAATACATTAACAGGTAAAATTTACTTGAAACCGACGAAAGCGTTAGAGTTCATTGATATTGAATTCTTCATCACTCCAACAGGAGCTTCGTTCGAGAATATTTAATGAAAACCATAAGTGGGGATACGTCCCCACTTTTTAGCCAATTATGAAAAAAAATACATTAAAAGAAGGAATTGATGAACAAGGTACACCTGATATGAAATATTATGCATTTGATTGGGATGATAACATAGTTCATATGCCAACCAAAATTATAGTTAAAACTGAAGACGGTGAAGAAATTGGTATGAGTACTGATGATTTTGCAGAATACAGACATCAATTAGGGGAAGAACCTTTTGAGTATAATGGTGAAACTATTGTGGGATATGGTGAAGAACCGTTTAAAAATTTTCAAACACCGGGAGATAAGAACTTTTTGATTGACTCAATGAGAGCTAAACTTGGACCAGCGTTTGACGACTTTAGAGAAGCTATTAACAGAGGTTCTATCTTTTCTATAATAACCGCTCGAGGACATAACCCTAACACCTTAAAACAAGCTGTTTACAATTACATAATTGAAGGGTTTAATGGTATTGATAAAGATGAGTTAATTAAAAACTTAAAAAAATATAGGAGTATTTCAGGTGATGATGAGATGAGTGATGATGAATTAATTAAAACATATTTAGATATGTGTAGATTTCATCCTGTTTCTTATAACGACCCTGAAGGTGCTGCAAATCCTGAAGAGGCTAAAGTTCGTGCAATGGATAAATTTGTGGACCATATTAAAGATATCTCTTCAAAATTAGACAAAAAGGCGTTCCTTAAAAAAGAGGTGAGTAATAATTTTGTACCATCAAAACCAACTATTGGATTTTCAGATGATGATATTCAAAATTTGGAGGTTATGAAAAAACACTTTAAAGACAAAGAAGACAATATTGTAAAAACTTATTCAACAGCAGGAGGAATAAAAAAAGAATATTAACTAGTATTAAAGAACTAGTAATAAATAATTAAATAAAAAACTAGTTAAATAAACTAGAATTAAATAAACTAGACTGGATTATAACGATAATAAATTAAATTCAGAAAGTCAATAAAAATATTTTCCATTTGGATATATTTATGATAATAAACAAAGAAAAACTAATTTAAAATAATATGGCTGATTTATTGATGAAAATGCCGATTCCTTACGAACCGAAAA